GGTAACAATAAATATGTGCATGAGAAAGTAAAACATGTGTCCAGCCGACCCTCTGACAGGCTTGGCAGGGACTGGGAACACGAAAGGATTTGGAATGACTAGGCATCTTCTTGTACTCATGGATGAGTTGCAACCGCAGATTGGTTCAGGCCACAGGTGGGTCGAAGCCAAGATAGGATACAAGTGGGTATTTGTGCGTGAGCGTACAGAAAGCAACCGCAAGCGTATCAAGCGTGATTTATGGGACACTCTGGTAACACAGACAGAGCGATATCTTGCAAGGCAAGAAAAAGGCTTTGAGAAACTTAGAAAGAAAGCGGAGAAAAAAAATGATTGAGACAGTATTTGCTAACGCCCTGATGTGTATGGCGTTGAACATTTACCACGAGGCACGTAATGAAAGCACCGCAGGACAGCTTGCTGTCGGACAGGTGGTTATGAATCGTGTGTTTGATGACAGGTTTCCAGACACAGTTTGTGGAGTAGTCACACAGGGTATTCACTGGGAAAGCGTACCAGCCCGTAACAAATGCCAGTTTAGTTGGTATTGTGATGGCCTGTCTGATGTACCACGAAACGAGGAAGCATTCGTTCAGTCACAAGAGAATGCACAGATTGTGTTGAACGGCTGGTTTGATACCTTCATGGACGGGGCTACACACTACCACGCTGACTATGTAATGCCTAGTTGGGCAAAGACCCACACAAAGATTGTCAAGATTGACAGCCACATTTTCTACAGGTGGGACTAATGGATAAGAACTTATGGGATGGTGACAAGAAACAACTCTTTCGAGAATTATATCATCAGTATATTGACGAGGGATATAATCAGAGAGAGGCCAAGAAGATGGCACGAGAAGAGGCAGAAGAAATGTATGCAGAAAATGTAGACTTTGCCTTCAGTATTTCGGAGCAGGAATTTGACCAGTAAAAAATTACTGCTTGACCCAGAACATAGAAGCTGGTACTATGACGGCTTCGGTGTTAAGAGAGACAAAGAGACAGACGAGGTTATTGATGAAATCAAAAACAGAAATGCGAAAGCTACGAAAGAAAGCAATCAAGCTACAGAACGCAAGCAATCGAAAGATTAGTTTTGCAGAGGCATTAAGAGAGGTTAGTAAAGATGTATAAGATGTACTTTCGTAAGACAAAAGAGAAGCCGCACTTCATTGAAGAGACTGACGACATAGAGGACTTTTATATCAAGCGGTCTATGGTGATGAGAGCCATTGGCTTTCACACAAACCTTGTAAACAACAGACTGTTTGTCCTTAATGACGGCAAGAAATATGGAGTGTACTATGCAAAGTGAATCTGCTGAAACTCACCGTGGAGAATGTCCACAGTGTGGATCGTCAGACGGTAATGTACACTACAGCGATGGACATGCTTATTGTTATGTGTGTTCATCATACACACCACCAAACAGGAGAGACAACGTGGTTACACCACTACCAACAGCACAGAGCAAAGCTATGACAACTTTATCAAAGGGACAATTCAGTTCAATCTCTGATCGTGGCATCAGTATGGAAGCCGCCAGAGCCTATGGCATTACCGTTACAGACAACAAGCATATCTATCCATACTACGATATCAACGGCAATCATGTTGCCAACAAGGTGAGACACGTAGCAACTAAAGACTTTCATGCAGAAGGCAGACTGTCTCAGGCTACGCTCTTTGGTCAACAATTATTCTCACAGGCTGGTAAATTTATTACCATCTGTGAGGGTGAGTTGGATGCTGTGTCTGCCTATCAGATGATGGGCAGCAAGTGGCCTGTTGTTTCTATACGCAATGGCGCACAGGCCGCAGTCAAAGAAATCAAGGAACAGTTTGAGTATCTCAATAAGTATGACCAGATTGTTATCTGTTTTGACAATGATGAGCCAGGCCGTGCCGCCGCAACAGCAGTTGCTCAAATCTTTGAACCCAATAAGTGTAAGGTTGTACATCTCAAGGCTAAAGATGCTAATGAGTATCTCAAGGCAGGTAAGACCGAAGACTTTATGAAACGCTGGTGGGAAGCCAAGACGTTCACCCCTGCAGGTATCGTCAATCTTAAAGACTTTGATGGCCTGTATGATGATGAGAAGCAGGAGAGTGTACTCTATCCATACGAGGGCATGAATGAAATGCTGTATGGCATGCGTACTGGTGAGCTTATTACCTTCACAGCAGGTACAGGTGCAGGTAAGTCCAGCATCATGCGTGAATTACAGCACCACCTACTCAACAATACCAAGCACAACATTGGTGTCATCAGCCTTGAAGAGAACGTCAAGCAGACTATCTTTCACCTGATGTCTGTTGAAGCAAGCAAGCGTCTGTACATCAAGGAGATACGTGACACTGTAGACGAAAAGCAGTTACGCATGTACGAAGCTGCCACAGTAGGCACTGGTCGCATCTTTGCCTTTGACCACTTTGGCTCGATACAGACAGACGAGATACTGTCTCGTGTACGTTACATGGTCAAGGCACTTGACTGTAAGTATATTATCATTGACCACTTAAGCATCCTTGTATCAGGTCTTGAGGGTGAAGACGAGCGCAGGAACATTGACAAGATGATGACCCAGCTACGCTCACTGGTCGAGGAGACACAGTGTTGTATGCTTCTGGTATCACACCTGCGTCGTGCTAATGGTGACAAGGGACAGGAGCAGGGCGTACAGATTAGTCTGTCCATGCTACGTGGCTCACACAGTATCGCACAGATTAGCGACGCAGTGATAGCCATGGAGCGTGACCAACAGGCATCCGACCCTGTGGTTGCCAACACCACCACCATTCGTGTTCTTAAGAACCGCTATGCAGGTGAGACAGGCATTGCTACCTATCTTCTGTATGACTCTGATACAGGCCGTATGCAGGAGATTAGTGACCCTAGTCAAGAGGATGTAGATACAGTAGACATTGAGGAGTATCTGTAATGCAACTAGACTTCTTTCCAGAAACACTAGAAATAATTTATAATAGTAATGATAGTTATGACTTGTCTAAGCCTGTTATTGAAATAGATAACCCGACAAGATTCTTTGCCACTCTTATTAAAAAGAGAAAAGAATTTTTACAATCTATTCCAGAAGGGAAATATTTCATTATAAAAGAAAAGGATGAAAATGAAACACCAAGAGTTTACGATGCAGAACGTGGAAAGTTTCTTACGGTAGGTTATGGCAGGGGTGTTTATCCTTGTGTCAACCTCTTAACAAGACAAGTATATTTACACACACTAGTTGCAGAGTTTTTTCTACACAACGAAAACCCAGATATTAAATGTCATATAGACCACATAGATGAAAACCCGCTTAATTATAGAACAGACAATCTAGAATGGGTAAGTGAGAGTGAAAATTTTAAGAGAAAATATAATGCAGATAAAATTGCATACTATAGGAGATTAAACCATGAAGCTTAAACCGATACAGGGTGCGGTGAACATCCCGTTCAGCCGTCAGCGTTACGAGACATCTGACGCACCAGCAAAAGACATTGTGATTGATTACCTCAAGCGTAATGGTCACGAGATTCTTGACAGCAAGGAAGATTTTTCTGTTGACATTAAGTCAAAGAAAGGCGATAATATGTACTTCTCTGAAGTAGAGATTAAGTATGGATGGAAAGGAGACTGGAACCCTGACTGGAAAGAAATCAGAATACCATATCGCAAACACAAACTTATCAACCGTGTGGCAGAGCTTGACGGCTTCTTTAACTTCTATATTCTTAGAAGCGATAAGAAGGCTGCATGGCGCATCAAAGATAATGTAGTTGCAGAGTCAGATGTTCGTGAGGCACGAGGACGTAACATTGTGAAGGGTGAACACTTCTTTCACATCCCATACGAGAAAGCGGAGTTGATTAAGTTTGACTAGATTACTAAAAGTTTGTAAGGTATGCGGTAAAGATAAGGATATACGAAAGTTTATAACTGATACCCGCTTTCCTACTGGACGAGGAAGTAATTGTTTTTCTTGCCACAAGAAGCTAAACAAACGAGAGAAGAGAGATTATTGGAAGTGAAACGAATAGTAGTTGACATAGAAACAGACAGCCTTGATGCAACGACCATACACTGTGTCGTAATCAAAGAAGACAGCAAGGTGTATGCCTATACCCATGCCAATATGTCTGACTGTGTTAAACACATAGAGGCTGCAGACATTATTGTTATGCACAATGGCGTGTCCTTCGATGCACCTGTACTCAAGCGTCTTCTAAATGTAAACATACCCTTGAGTAAAATCAGGGACACATTAATAATGTCACAAATGGCAAACCCTGTACGTGATGGTGGGCATTCTCTTGAGGCATGGGGTAATACACTTGGCTATCCCAAGATAGAATACGAAGACTTCACATGCTTTAGTGAAGACATGCTCAAGTATTGTGTGCGAGATGTTGAGATAACAGACAAGGTTTATAAAGCCCTTTTGCCAAGTCTTAAGATGTTCAGCCCACGATCCATTAAACTTGAGCATCAGATACGTGCAGTGATAGATCAACAGGAGCGTAATGGCTTTCAACTTAATGTAAAAGAGGCCATGCTTCTGATGGGTAGGCTGTCAGA